TTGATTCATGTTATACTCCTTTGGTTAAGTTGAAAATTAATTACTAACGGAATTCTCTCTGTAGAAAAACCGTTTTTATGGGGTATGGATATATAAGTGTTCCCTCACTTCATTCTGAGTGTAATTTTTATCAATTTTCCCATTACTCCTGTTCCTTTTTTCACTTCTGTTTTTTAACTTTTTCCTCAATAGTGTCTATTGCAAACACCTACAAGCATATAGAATTTCCTCTAAAATTTTCAGAATTTTTCCCTATGAATTTAATGCTGAACTCGAGAACCACATTAAAAAAGAAGAATTAAGGCTGTTTTTAACCAATTAGTATAGTATTTTCATTTATTTTTACTCCAATTGAAGATTTTGCTTGACTTTAAGTATGTGAATTTTTAAATTATATCGTTAGATATGAGCATTTGAAGTGAAACAAAAATGAGCAGTAAAAGAAAGTGGACAAAGAAAAGAAAACAAAGAGAGAATACAAGAATAAACAAGCAACCAAGTAACTAATACTTAATTAAATAATTAAATAAATAAACAATTAATTAAAAACCAACCAATTAATCAACAAACAGGAAGAGAGACAACAATATGAGTAAAGGAATTTGTGAAATCAAACCATATGATTTAAATTATTGGCTACAACTAAGGTTGTTAGAACAAAAGAAGGTATTCCTGGTATTCAAATAAGTATAAAAGGAAAAATAAGTGGAGTTGTTATGCTTGGTTCTTACATAGTAAAAATAGACAATGTTCTTTATGTTATGGATGGAAACAAGTTTCATCATTTTTACAATGTAAAGGCTTCTGGTAAGATTATTTTACCAAATGCAAGAGGAGTAAAGGTTGTTGATAAGGTTAATACAGTAAAAAGCAATAAACCAAAAAAGACTCCAAATATGATTTCTTACAATCCAAAGCAAAATGATACTTGGTTAAAAGATATGATGCTTGCTGATGTAGAAGAAGAAAAAGAAAGGGTTGAGATGTTAAGCATTCAAAAAGAAGAGATTCCTTTAGCAGAGGAGGCTGTAGCATGAACGACAACAACGAAACAAATGAAGTTAACTTAAGGGGATTAAATCCTAACTATAGTAATTATGAGACAGACAGTACAGATGAACCAATTATCACAAATAAACAAGGTGGTTCTCAAACAGATATAGGAGTTTCCTTTCACTTGTTTGACCCTATTGCTATAACTGAAACAGCAAAAGTATTACATCATGGAGCAAAAAAGTATTCAAGAGATAATTGGAGATTAATAGAAGCAGAAGAGCATGTTAATCATGCAATTCAACATCTATTTAATTTTTTACAAACCGGAAATCTCGAAGAGATTTGTAATGCTAGTTGTAGAACTCACATGGCAAGTGCAATGGCACATAGACCTAATTTTAGAGGTCATAAAGAAAAATCTGTTAATAGGTCTGATGATTATATTGAAACCAGTTCTTTTAACGCCAATTCAATTACAGAGATGTGCGTTCCGGAGATTTAGAGTGGCAAAAACATTTACTGAAACAAGATACGGTGTTACTTATGATTACCAAACTATTAATGGGAAAATACATCCTTGTTTTAGAAGCCGTAAAGATTTTGAAACTTATTTTAAAAACAAAACAGGCATTGTTCCTCCTATAGCCGAAAATTGGCGTCATGCTGAAAAGGGAGAATGGGTTCAAGGAGATGATAGTCATGCTGGAATATTACAAATACTTTCACGAAAAAAAAATTTTAAACACCCCAGAGATAAAAAAGGAAAAGAACTTCATCCTAATGGATGGTCACGAACAATATGTTCTTCACAGAAAAACGATGACAACGTTACCTTAAATACTAAACTTGGTTCTGTAGAAAATAGATATACGTTGAGTGGGAAATATACTCTTCCTCTTCCAGATAGAATAAGGAAAAGAAATCATTTAACAATAAAAGAAAAACAGTGGGTATTTGCTTGTGCTCAAACAGATATGTCTTATGAATCACTTGTTAAAGCATATAAGATTATTTGTGGAGATGTTGCTTATACAAAAAGACATAGAGGGGTAGAACATGTAGTTGATGCACTGTTGGAGAAACCACTTGTTATGGAAACATTAATACAAACATTACAAAAAAAAGTAGAAAAAGCAGGAGTCAATGTTCAAATGGTTATTGATGGCTATGCCGAACTTGCACTAGAAGCAAGGAGAGAGGATGTTCGATTGAACTCTTATGACCGTTTAGCTCAATTGGTTGCATTACCTGCTATGATAGAAAAGAAAAGACAGGATGTTATGGAACAGGGTTCTTTAACGGAAGTTTCTTTTAGCGATAATACAGATATTCTTGGAGAGGTATCTATAGACCAATTAAGAGGAGGTAAGCTTGTTAAAGTCGATAAAGAAAAAATTGAAGACGCTAACATCAAAGACGTTGTTAGTGTTAATGGTGTTGAAAAACAGAAAAAAACAAAAACTAAGTCGGAAATTAGCGAAGACGTTACAGGACAAGAGCACACCATTATAAAAAAAGAAACAATAGATTTAAGTAAATATGGAGTTTAATATTTAAATAATGGCAATTCATTTTAGATTACAAGAAGATATACCTAATGAAGAATATATGCTTTACATGACTTATATGTCAACATTTTCTTTTGGTACTATCTTTTTGTCTGGAGATTTCCAAAAATCTAAACCATCAATCTTTCACATGGAGTTTTGTGAAGAATTAGATAGTGATGATATGAATCCATTATTTGCTATTGTTCCTCGTGGTCATGCAAAGACTACAATGTGTAAAGCAAATATTATACATGATTTTGTTTGGACTCCTGCTTCTTTAAAGGCTATGGCAAAAAGGTCAACTTCTTCATTAAAAGACTTTTGGTATGAAGAAGCAAGAAAAAAAGAAGAGTATGGGCCACGATATTATGTATGGATTGCAAAAAGCCAAGACGATTCCAAAGGAAACATGGAATATGTTACAAAGCATTTTGAGGAAAACCCTTTAATTATCAAGTATTTTGGTAATCTTAAAGGGCCAATTTGGAATAAGGAATATATTGAAACAAGTCAAGGAGATGTACTTGCTTGTGGTTCTAATCTAAAATCAGTTCGTGGAAAAACAAAGGCTACCGTTGCGCATGGTGCTTTACGTATTTCCAGAGTATATGCTGATGATATGGAGAATGAACTTAATACTAAGACTTTTCAATCAAGACAAGATTTAAAGAGAACATTATTTGCAGGTACTGTACCAGCGATAGAAGTAGATAAACCTCATTGTCGTTTAATCGTTACAGGAACACCTGTTCACTTTGATTCTCTTATACAGAATGTTATTGATAAGTACCATAGTTTACTTGAAAAAAACCTTTTACATACTTACGAATTTAAAGTAATATTTTATAGAGCAACACAGCCAGACATGGAGGGTGGTGTTTTATGGCATGGTCATGTTCCTCGTTCAGTTCTTAATAGACAAAAAGCAATTAATTTAGCAGCAGGAACATTGCAATTATACTTTCAAGAATATGAGTTAGAAGTATCTGGAGATATACTTGCAACATGGACTAGAAAACACTTTGGAATACACACGGGGCAATATAAGAGAATAGGAAATGAAAACTTTTTTATTATAAACAATGTTGCTTATCCGTGCTTAGTATTTATTGGGGGAGACCCAGCAACTGATATAGAGACAAAGACAAGTGATTATTCCGTGCTGTTAGCAATAGCAGTATTGCCCGATAATACACGATACGTATTAGAATATCAAAGACACTTGTCTATTCCAAATATTGGTATTAGAGACCCAAAGACAGATGAACTTATAGGGCGAAAAGGTTATGTAGATTATCTGTTTGAAATGTACGATAGATACAATTGTGAGGCAGCAACTATTGAAAATGTTGCAATGACAAGAAGTATTATGACTGCAATTAGAGGTCGTCAACTCATTAAAAACCGTTTTGATATTGTTATAAAACCCATCTCTCCTGCTGGCAAAAATAAACATAATAAAATATACTCATACTTAGACCCTTTGTTTGCACAGGGAGCATTATTTTACAGAGAAACACATGAAGACTTAATAGATGAAACTCTTCGATTTGGCCCAAAAATGTCGCATGATGACACTATTGAATCATTATATTTCTCAAATGTAAATGCTTATCCTCCAAATAGCACACAATATATACAACAAGAACAGAAATCAGAAATGCAAAGAATAGAAGATAAACTTGAAATGATGAGAAATGAAAGAGACAGGCTAAACGATATATTTTATCCAGAACTAGTAGAAGATGAAGATTTTAGTGAATTTGATTCTTATGGTCAAAATATAGACGTAGAAGATGATAGTTATTTCCTTTCAATGTAAAGGAGAAAAGAGAAATATAATGTCGAATAAGAATTTAAACTATTTAGAAAAACAAGCAACAGCAAGATTCAAGAGAGATAGTTCAAGTAGTGGGCTGACTGATAGAGAGCGTGCTGAGAATAATTACAAACTCTTTCTTAATGTTAATACTGTTGAAAGAATGAAGTATATGTTTAAGGCAGAAGAAGGTCATTTGTTTTATAAGAATGAGCAGTTGTCCTTAAAAGAAAAAGAGATGCTCAGAAGAGCACACATGCCTAGTTATATTATAAACATGACAACTCCAACTATTGATGTAATGAAGTATTTTGTAACATCTAATAGTCCAAGATGGTCTGTTTCTGGCAGAGATGGAACAGATTCTGATTTTGCAGAAAGACATAGAGCATTAATGGAGTATTGTTATTCACAATCTAATGGTGATGATATTACTGCAAGAGTAGTTCTTCATTGTTTTACAAAAGGAAAAAGTTATTTTAATCTTCATGTTGATTCGAATTTGGATAGAGGAAAAGGAGAGGTTGTTTTTGATTGGCTACCAACAGAAAATGTTATTGTTGACCCTAGTTCTACCGACCCTTTTGCTCGTGATGCTAATTACATTATTGTTGCAAAAAACATAGCAACAGAAACACTTATTAATAAATACCCTGATTTAGCAGAAGAAATCAAAAATGCAGAACCCTCCTCTATACAGACTGTTTATGAAGAAGATTCTGATAAAGAGAGACAAAGCAAAACTTCTTATGATTCTATTGAAGGAGATATAAAAAACAACACTTCTTATTTTGAAGTTTATAGAAAAGAAATGATTAAGTTCTATGATGTTGTTCTTAGACAGTCTCTAAGTCCAGAGGAATCTGCAGGAATAAAAGAAAATGCAAAAGTAATGCTTGAAGAATATATTCTTGAGATGGAAGTTCAATATGAAGAAACTGTTGCTGAACTAGAAAAGCGTCTTAATGATGAAGAAAATCCTATTATTCAATCTCGTTATGAATTAGAAGTTAGGAAAGCAGGAAAAGAAAAAATTCAAAAGATAAAGGATAAAGAAGAAACATTGTATTCGGAAGTCAGGAATGCTTTATTTCCTATTAACCATTATCAAATTACAGAAAAAGAATTTAGAGCATTAGAAAAAAATCCAATAACATCAGAAGAAATATTAAGCTATACAACATATTTAGAAGCAAGAGTTAATGTGACTATTTCATGTGCAAAAGATATACTCCTTGATTATAAAGACTTGCCTTACAAATATATTCCTATAGTTCAATTGCCTTATTTGCATGATGGAACTCCATATCCATTAAGTGCAGTAGAGCCATTAAAAGGAAAACAAAGAGAAATAAACAAACACCAAATGGTATTGCTAAGTATGTTGGAACAGAAACGGGTAATGCTCCAAGACAAGTACCAGTTACTCCTTTACAGAATGCTTTTTATACAATTACACAAGAGGGTCGTTCTGACTTTGAATACTTATCTGGTATAGGACAACATACAATGGGTATAGTATCTAATGGTGATGAACCTTATAAACTTGCTATGGCTAGAGATGAGTTTAGCACTAGACGTTTACGTGCTTGGATTCAAGGAGTGTTTGAACCATGTTTATTACATCTAGCAAAAGTATTTACTATGGTGGCACAGTCTGCTTATTCTGGACATAAGATATTTAGAATTACAACTCCTGGTGCAGAGAATAAAAATACAGAAGAAACTCTATATGAAATAAATGTTCCTATTTGGGATGAACAGGGCAATATGCAAGGAAAAATGTTTGATTATCAGAAAGCAACTTTTGATTTAAGGTTTACAGCAAACTCCACTATGCCAAGCAATAAAGAGGCTAAAGAAGAAAAGTTATTTGCTATGGTTAAAGAGGGAATTGTTGATGATATTTATTACAGGAATGAAATTGACTTGCCAAATAGAGAAGCACTTGAAGAACGTTTTTCTCAACAATCACAAATGAAAGCTGAACTAGAAAATAAAGATGAAAAGATTAAGTCTTTAAAGGGTGATATAGAAACACTTAGAAGACAATTACTACAAAGTGACTTATCTCTTGAACAAATAGAGGCTGGTCTTGAAATAAACAAGTCAGTATTAAAAACACAGGCTCAACAACAAACCTTGAGAGACAGAAATGAATTAAATGTAAAAGAAGCAAAAATTGATGTTAAAAGTGCTGTAAAGAATTTTATAGCAAATTTACTTTACAAATCAAAAAAGGCTGAAATTGATTTAGAGAGAAAGAAATCTAAATCCGATAGTAAGTCTAAGAAAGACGAAAAGTCTTCTAAGAAATAACGAGGTTTGATGAGAGGGGATTTTTTAAGGTAGATTCTTTTTTTATAAACCTTTTAAATTCTTTTTAATTAATTCTTGATTTCTTAAAAATAGTTTTATATATTAGCAATAAGAAGAAAAGGAAAGAGGATAATAACATGACAGAAAACGAAAAATCAATTCAAAATCCTAATGTTGGTGGAAATCAGGGAACTGACTCTACTGGTAGTAGCATAAGCAATGATTTTTTTGAAGTGAAAAACAGTGCAGCTAGTCCAATAAACTCTCAAGAGAAATCTGCAGAAGAGGATTACAAAGCATTGTTAGAGCAAGAAAAACTTACCCACGCAGGGGCTACCAAAAGAATGCAATCTTTAGAAAAGCAAAATGCTTTAATGGTTGAACAATTGAAACAAATGGGAGATATGATGAAAGCCCAGCAACAGTTTCAAGAAAAACAATATCAACAACCAGAACCTAAAGATGTATTTGAAGCATTAGGAATAGATAAAGACGAGTTTGTTTATGATTCACAAGAAGCAATGACCGACCCTACATCTGAATCTGCTAGAGTACAGCGTGCTGTAACTCAAATGAATATTCTGCCAACGTTGAAACAACAACAAGAAAATTGGCAATCAGAATATGAGAGAAAAGTAGAACAACAGTCTATGAAAATAGATAATGAAAGAAGAATTGCTGAATTTAGACAAGCAAAAGGCTTGACTTCTGACGAGGTTTGGGATGATTTTGTAAAGTATGCAGAAACAAACCCATACACACTCGACACTGCATTTCAAGCATATTTATCTAATAAAAATTCTCGTGATTTCAATATGGCTACTAATTCCAGTAGAGACATAAATAATCAACAGACTAATGCACAAAATCTTTCTTTTGGTTTGCCTAGAATTAATGGCGGACAACCACGTGGGGCTAAAGAGCCTACATTAATGGAAGTTCTTGGTAAAAGTTCAAAATCACAAAAGTTTTTCTAGAAAAAATTAATTGTTGAACAACTAAACAAGAAACAAGAAAAAAGAAGGAGGCTGTAATGGCTGATGATTATTCAAGGATTCATTCGCTACATAGTGAACATCCAACAACGGTTATGCATCCGCAGACAGATTTTAATGTCGCTGATGTATCTAGCCGATTAACAAGAGAAGACGTAGAAATTTTAACAGGTGATGTACGTAGAGCGTACAATTTTGGAAATTCTTATACGGAGTTGACTAAAAGTCGAGACCCCCTGTTACATATAATGAACAAGTGTCGCAAGATTCCAACAGATGACCCAAAATGGAAATATACTCATAAAAGAAAACAGATGGCTTATGAACGTTATGGTTATATTACAGGTATATCTGCTGCAACTAAAGTTGTTGCTGCTGATACTGTTATTACATTAACAAGTCAAACAGTTTGGAATGACGCAGGTTATCGAAAAGTATTAGGTTCTACTATCAATTCAGAAACAGATATGTATGCAAATGCTTCTCTTCCAACAACACAAGACACAGCATTTTCATTAATGATTATGGGTGACTATAAGATTAGTGGGAATATGCATAATTTGATAGGAAAAGATTCAGATGACGCTGGTTTTATTAAATTAGGTGCTCCTGGAACTTCACCTAATTTCTTTTTACCAAACAATGTATTACAGATACCAACTGGTGTAGCACCAACTTCTGGAAATACTAAACCAACTGGTTACGCTAGAGTTATTATTGATTCTGTTTTTTCATTGTCAATTCTAAGTTCTGGTACAGGTAATCCTGTATTAGCAGAAGGTAAATTACTGAACGTTCGTTTAGTTAAAGCACCTGATGCAGCAGCAGCAAGCCCAACTTCACTTAAAGGTGGCTCTTGGAGTAAAACTACTGCAATACTATTTGATGTATCACATTCAACTGGTGTTAATTCACTAGCACAAAAACTAGTTCCAGCAAGAACAGAAGTATCTGGTTCTGCTTATCATGAACTTTCTGGCTTTGGTGAAACTTACAGAACTCAACCTTACAGTACTGATTTTGGATTAAATCAGATATTTAAGGGTGCTGCTAGTATGTCTGGTCGTGCAATGACAACTGTTAAGAAATATGAACCAGATGGATGGAAAGAAGAATGGGGTAAAGTGTCAATGGATGTTATTTATGATATGGCACAAACAGCCTATTTTGGCGAACAATTCGAAGATGCAAACGGTGTTACTTATACAGAGGGTGTAGTAAACTTTGCACTTGCTAATGGACATCAGTTTGAACTTGATTATGCGACTAAAGACATTGATGATTTTTTCGATGATGTGTCTGCTCTTAATGATAAAAGACTAAATACAGATTTAGGAAAAACTCATGGAATGTTTGTACCTACAGCAACATGGAACTGGTTAAGGAAAATTGGTAAAACTGCTGGTGGTACTTTCAATGCAAACAATCTCAATATGCATTCAAGTTTTAGAGCACAGTATCTTGGATTTACAAAAACTGAATTGGGATTACCAACGCAACAGATTCTTGTAGATGGTACTATTCTAAACTTTATGCTTGACCCACATCTTGATGGAACTTATGTAAAAGCAATGTGTTTAAATATGCAAGGTTGTTCTATTAGACCATTAATTGGAAATGGAAAAAACAGAGATTTCCGTATTCTTCCTGGTGTAAAAACAGAAGCGACTTCTGGTGATGATTATCGTGTAGATTTAATTACTGCTGATGTTGGTTTTGAATGGGGATTACAAGAGGGTTTTGCAATCTGGACTTAATCCAATAGTAATAACTTGAAATAATAATGTTACCGCTGAGAAAAAGAAACTCTCTTCCTTTCTTATAAAGATGATAAAAAAACAACAATCAACTCAGCGGTAACATACTCCTAAAAAACAACAAAACATAAGAGTAAAGTGCCATGACTTTAGAAGCAAAAATACAAGGACATATTGGAGAATTATTTTATGATGATTCTAAATTGTCCTCTTTTTTAATTACAAGCTTTAAAGATGTTGTTAATGCAATTAAAAATATTAATCCTTTTTTATTAGAAAAGTTCAGTATGGAGATTGCGTCATCAACAGATGATTTAGGAATAAGCACATCTCTTGCAATGTTTATTTTTGATGTTGATAGAAATGGGAAAACATCGGTTTTAGTTCCTTCATCTTTAAGAACTGAATTAGAGCCAAATAATTTATTAAGCCCAACAGCACAATATCCAAAACATTATATTTTTAATCAAAAGGTTTTTATCAAACCTGCTCCTACAAGTAGTCAAATTGGTACTGTGTATGGAGTAAAAATACCATCTACAATAAATGTTGGATTAGAAACCATTCCGGAATGCCATGATGAATATTTAAATATGGTTATATTAAAAGCATCAATTCTTGCTTTACTACAGTCTCTTGCTTTAAAAGAGTTTAATGATATATTGAAAAAAGCAACTCCTCCTGTTATTACAGGCTTTTCTTTTGTTTCTACAACACCTCCTGTTTTTACAGCACCAACAGATGAACTGGTTCTTCCTACTCTAGTATTACCACCAGCACCTATAATTGACGATTTAGTGAAAGTAAATTCAGATATAGATTTTACAGAACTAGATGCTTCTAAGCCAAATCCTTTCACTATGCCAGCAAGTATTCCTCTTCCACAATTGGAATTAAATGATGATTTTTCAATAGAACCTTTAGACATTTCAAGCATTGAGATTCCAGAAATACCTCCTGTTCCAGTTCTTACAGATGTAAAAGTAGTTTTACCAAGCACAGTTCCTTCATATTCTTCAGTGACAATAGACACAAGTGCAGATGTGGCAATAGCAACTACTCTAATTTCAGAAGATGATATAGAAGTAGCACAAGCACAGTTATCTAAGATAGCAACAAATATTAATTCAATACAGGCTGAAATAGCAAACAATTTAAACTCTTTTAATAAAGAAGTAAAAGAATATGATGCTGAGGTTCAAAAGGCTATATTAGATGCTAAGGAATCAAGTACAAAAGAGGGATTAAGATTTTCACTTGAATTAGAGAATCATAGAGAAGCATTACAATCTTATCAAATACAAATTTCAACGGCTGTTACAGAATGGCAAGCAATTGAAGTTCAAGGAAAAACTGTTGAATATACAACAAAACAAACAGGAGCATTACAGAAATTTCAAGTTGATTCTTCTAATATATTACAAGATAATGCAGCACAATTAAACAAAGAAGTACAAAGATATAATAGTGAATTGAAAGTTTATGAAGCATTATTGAGAAAGACTTTAGAATCACACAATTCAATGGCTGGAGTTAATGTTCAAGAATATAGTGCAGAAACACAATCAATTTTACAACAATATTCAACAGATGTACAAAGTAAAATTCAAGCATTTTCTGCCTTATCAAGTTCTCTAATTTCAGAATATCAACAAAAACTATCTCTTTCAATACAAGAGTTTCAATCTCTATCTACAAAATATTCTTTGGATTTACAGACTATTACTCAAGAAAATGCAAACATAATACAAAAATATAATTCAGATATTGGTTTATTTAATTCACAAATACAAGAGGCTGTTCAAGAGTTTAATACAAGTTTACAATCAAAACAAGTTAACTATACTTGGTTAGAGAATCAGATTAAGCATTTAGAGATGCAATATAATGAATGCTTAGGAGCATTAAGGCCAGCAGAGCAACCACAAGTAAATCAAGGGCAGACTTATACAGAAAAAGAAGTTGATAAAAACATAGAAAGAAATTTTGGTGGAAAATATAATACACTTGAATATACAGATGAAGATATTGTTCGATGGAGTAATGCAATTGTTGTAGCACATTCTTCGGCTCTTCCTTTAAATAATAGTGCATGGGCATTACCTGCTTCTGGTGAATGGGAATTACCTACTAATGTAAGTGCAGGTGCAATACCTACAACAGCAAGAGTTGTTGCAATTGAATTTACTAAAGCAATTGGTACGGCAACTATGATTTCACTTACAATTGGTTCTACGGTATTTGCAACTCTTTCTGTGGGAGAAGGAATAGTTATTCCTATACAGGCTGGTGTTTCTGCTTCTTCTATATTAATACAAGTAAACAACTATTTAGTAGATGTAAATGAAGCAACAGTAAATGTAATGTTGGCAGGTGTCTAATGGCTACTCAACTCTTAAACTTCATGCAACGAGTTTCAACGAGGGAGACTAACCTTTGTATTCAATACATAAAAGACGCTTCGAGAGAGGTCGAGAGGAGTTCAGATGAGAATATTTTAAAGACTAATCTTGATATAGTAAGAGGTCAAAGTGAATATGATTTTCCGAGTGATTTTGTAAAGTTAATTGATGTAAATATTAACAAGAATCTTAATGATTATAAAAGATACTCTGTAGAGATTATAGGTAGAAAAATAGTTATATCTTATAATTCTGAATTAGGAACTATTATAGCACCAGAGGTTGACTTTGCTGATGGAATACAATTAATACATACTGGAATAGGTAGTATATTTGTAGATTCTTCTGGTGTTGCCGTAACAAATCCTGACGAAACATCTTATATAAACTTTGATGACAATTACATAGATAGTTTATTAGAATTTGTAAGAGCGTCTTTTATTGGAGATGATAATCCAAATATGAAAGCATACAAAGAAAAAAAAGCATTAGGAAAAATGGAAAATGCTGAATATAGCAGACATGGAAGAACAACTAGTATATTTCAAGATGATATTTATTCATTATAGAAATAAAAAAATTAGGAGATAAACAAAATGGCAGTAGGTATAAATAAAGGTCTTAATAGATACAAAAGAATAGACAATGCAATTATAATAGCAGGTGGTAATCTTGGTCATACAGTTTGTACAGCAGGAAATACGGTAACAGGTAGATTTAGTTCATTGATACCTTATGATGGATTACCAACAATATCAGCAATATCAGTGTCTGGAGATGATATTCCGTCTGGTCAGTTAATGTCAACTCTTGCAGGAGATTTTACTTCTGTATCATGTACTTCTGGTACGGTATTATGTACAAATGGTGTTCCCGAAAACATTTAAACAATACCAATAACTTATAAGGGATATTATGTCAATAGATTTAAATCTCAATCAAAATATATTTAATACAGGTTCTGGTATTGCTTCAATGGTGCCAGAACATTTACTTGTTTATGAGGGGAAACTGGATTATGGTTCTATTATAAATGCAATAATGAGCAATTACGATAATCCTCCTGATTTACACTATAATAAATCTTTCATAAAAGACAAGCCAAGTATAGTCTATGACCTTTACTCCACTTCAAATAACGGCATATTGAGGTCTGTACAATGTTTAAGTTTTGACGGAGTTGGTGATTCTGGAAACTTAGGTCTCCCATCTAAATATAGTTTAGAGGGAACAACTGAACGAGTAATGATGGTATGGGTAAAGACATCTGTTTCTACAGGCGGTACTTTGTTGAGTTTTGGTGAAGATACTATTGGGAAGAGATATTCCCTTAGGAGAGATGGTGGTAGTTCTAATTTACGTTTAGAGTGGAAGGGTGGTGGATACAATAGTAGCATGACTTTTCATGATGGAGAATGGCATTTAGTTGCCGTATCTCAATCAGGCGGAAATGTAAATACTGCTATTCTTCATGTAGATAATGGAAATGATTTTGGTTATTTGGGTTCTTTAACTAGTCCTACTTCTACTTGTTGGGATGGGTTATTACATAGACCTATAATCCTATCAGGAGAGGGAGTTGCAACGGCATTCAGAAATAATGTTGCTTGGATTATTGCAAATCCATCCGCTACTACAAGAGAGATAGCAGAGGAGTTAGGGGTTACATTAGGAACTGAATTAGTCGCAGATTATAATTCGATATTTAGAAATACTGCTGGAGATAATTTTATTATTAATCATGCTCAGGAAATTGATTCAGAATTGGCAACAGGAACTTGTACAAATGGAACTTCTTATTTAATAACAGCAACAGAAGTAAACCACTTCGGAACTGGGTTAATAGTAAATGATATTTTTATAAGTAATGGAACGGAAACACTTGATACAAATAATAAAGTTAAAGAAACACAAGCAGCGGAAATTACCGGAGCAACCCCGACATTTGCAGAATCTACAGGATTCCAATTAGCCAACAATCCACATAATCTATACGGAGATAAAAAAGACGGTTCAGCAGTTCCAGAGGGTTGTGTTGAAGGTTATGATGCTTTAGGTAACGTTCTACCTACCGACAAAACAAAGTGGTATTTTAACGAACTTGAAGATATTAATGATAAAGGCAATACCCTTGAATCAGTTGCAGGATTAATGAGCAATTATATAAGTATTTATTTAAAAGATAATGTTTTAATAAGTAATTCTTCGAATGAAATATTTCTTTCGTTAGGTCGTTTAAATTATGATGGGTTTTATATTACTTCTTCAAAACGTATCATTCTTAATACAGGTACAGGCTATGAAATAATTACATATACTACTGGTGAAGAAGTAAAGTTTTTTACTTTTGATAATGTAGCATTTGAAATACGCTTATATGGTGCAAATGGTTTATTGGAAACATTAGATTATTCTTCTTTCGGTGCTTATACATTAAATTCTTCACGAGATTTTGATATTGCTAATAATATATATGGTAATGTCTCTACCGAGATAAGTTTTAGTGAAGTTAAAGTCTGGTCGAGTTTAGGAAGAGTATTGACACATGGAGAAGTAGGAAAACAATTAGGATTACCAACAATTATAGTAGATGGTTCTCTTTATCTAATACAAGATGATATAAGTATTCCAGCCTTTGTTGATACTAATGAAGATGGAATCGCAGATGATTACACAGCAATAGATGAAGCAAGCGGAGAGGGTAATTATTACGTTATCTTAGGTGAACAGATTATAGAATCTACTTTCGGTTTTATTGGAATATCTACGGCAAATTTAACAGTTGAGAATGGCAAAAGTTATGGGATTAAAATCAATGGCGTTACAGACGGAAACTTTCTAATATCTCCAGATGACGACGCAAGTTTCACACCTATTTCTGCTGATGTGAATACGTTCTATTTGATTGAAGCAACAGGAGACACAGACATAAACATATTAGTTCCAGCGGAAACGCAATTAGAAATTAATAATATAAAAAACAAAAAGGTGATAACTTGAGAAAAATACTTTTAGTTTTATTATT